GTGAACTACTACTACCGTCGTGTTAAGGTTTCTAACCTAATGTAATCGACTAGTCGGTTTTTAAAAAGCCGACGAAGAAGCGGTACTTTAAGAGGGATCTTCGGATCCCTCTTTTTTATTTGGATAAATAATGTTATGACTACTACAACTATTTCCTGTCCACTACCAAGTAACATCACTCCATTATCGCCTAATGGATTCATGTTCAACATCACCAAATTACCTAATCTGTCATTCTTTTGTCAGTCGGTAAATATTCCAGGTATCACTCTTGGTGCTCCCGAATTTGGTAACCCATTTAATGTTCAACCAATTCCAGGTGAAACATTAACCTATGATCAACTAACTGTTCAGTTTCTAGTTGACTCTGATATGGCAAACTACAAAGCAATCTATAACTGGATTATCGCTTTAGGTTTCCCACAGTCTTATGATCAGTATATTACATTTAATGAGAATGATAATTTAAATTATTCTGAGTTGGCAAAGAACTACTCCGATGGTACTCTGCAAATTCTGAATGGTAATAATCAAACTGCGCAAATCGTACAGTTTAGCGATATGTTTCCAATCACTATTGATTCTTTAATGTTTGCATCTACAAATACAGATGTGCAATACTTAGTAGGGAATGCAACATTCCGCTACGGATACTACAAATTCTTGTAAGACAAACTTGATTTTTTTGTAATACTGCGGTATAATGGCAGTATATAAATGTGAGGATATTATGAATATTGAACAATTGCAAGAACAGTGGGATAAGGATTGCGAGATTGATGACAACTATCTCGGTGAAACGACCACAGCAACCCCCAAGTTACATGCCAAGTATTTAAAGATGCTTGTCAACATTAAACTTAAACACACCAAATACCAATCAGACTACAACATGCTTCGGAAAAATAAATTCCGATTGTATCGTGGTGAACTATCTCGTGATGAATTAACAGATCTTGGTTGGGAACAATGGCAAGGTGTTAAGCCATTAAAGAATGAGATGGATGAATTCCTCTCAGGTGACACCGAACTAAATACTTTAAGAGTCAAGATTGATTATCTTGAAACAATGATATATTTTCTTGAATCCGTTCTTGGCCAAATCAAAGCCAGAGACTGGCAGATTAAAAGTGCCATAGAATGGAAGAAATTCTTAGCTGGTATGTAATGATAAAAATTGAGAAGTTAGACGAAGTTTATGTTAGAGTTTTTAGCGATGGTTCAATTGAACAAGAACTTGCTGATTTCTTTACCTATGAATATCCAGGTGCAAGATTTACACCACAATTCAGAGCAAGACTCTGGGATGGCAAGGTTCGTCTATACGATCAAGTTAGAAAAACTCTTTATGTCGGTCTAGTATCATATGTTGAAGAGTTTGCCACTCGCAATGGGTATGGCATTGAATATGTAACTCCTGTATTTCATCAAAACAATATTACACATCAGATTGTAGAAGACTATGCCAAGTCACTCAATCCTCATGGTCGTGGTAAACCAATCGAAATCCGAGACTATCAAATTGAAGCAGTAAAGACTGCTCTAGATAAAGAGCGCACACTGCTATTATCTCCCACTGCGTCAGGAAAGTCATTTATAATTTACACCACGATGCGTTGGCATATTGCACACGATCGTAAATGTATCATTATAGTTCCAACGACTTCACTTGTTGAGCAGTTGTTTACTGACTTTGAAGACTACTCCTCTGCCAATGGTTTTAATACTGATGGTGCTTGTCAAAAGTTGTATGCAGGGTTCACTAAAGAATTTACCAAAGATGTTCTAATTACAACTTGGCAATCAGTATACCTACAACCTAAATCTTGGTTTGCTCAGTTCGATGTAATCTTCGGAGATGAAGCACATCAGTTCAAAGCAAAGTCCTTAACAACAGTTATGGAAAAGATGGATAAGATTCGTTATCGTATTGGTACAACTGGTACGCTAGATAACAAAAAAGTTCATCGTTTAGTTCTTGAAGGTATGTTTGGTCCAGTGCATAAGGTTACTACAACCAAAGCGTTGATGGACTCAGGTAGGTTGACTACCCTAAATATAATGTGTGTGATGCTGAAGTACAACGAAGAGATTCGTAAAGCACAAAAGAATAAGACTTATCAAGAAGAGATGGACTTTCTTGTAAGTAATGAGAAACGAAATAAATTTATTCGTAATCTTGCAGTAAAATCTGAGGGTAATACCTTAGTGCTTTTCCAGTTTGTTGAAAAACATGGAAAGGTTTTATATGAATTAATAAAGGACAAGGTACATGAAAACCGCAAAGTGTTCTTTGTTTACGGAGGAACAGATACAACCGATCGTGAAGCAATTCGTCACATTACAGAAGGTGAAAGCGACGCTATTATTATTGCTAGTTTTGGTACATTCTCCACTGGCATCAACATACCGTCTCTCGAGAATGTCATTTTTGCATCACCATCAAAGAGCAAGATCCGTAACTTGCAAAGTATTGGTCGTGGATTGAGATTGAAAGATGGCAAGACTAAATGTAATCTGTTTGACCTTGCCGATGATTTGCATTGGAAGTCTTGGAAAAACCATACTCTAAATCATGCAGCAGAGCGTTATAAAATTTATGCTGAAGAAGAATTTAAAGTTAAAATTATAGAGGTGGATCTATGTTAGACGACAACGAGTTTTACATTGTAATGAAACTTACATCTGGTGAGCAAGTGATGGCTGTCCTCAAAGAAGAGGATGAAGACCATGTGTTACTAGAAACACCAATGTGCATTAGAACTATCCCCATCTTAGAGGCAAATCGTGAGCATGTAACGGCTCATCCTCTATGTCAATTTTCTGATGATACTACTTTTGTGATCGCCAAACGAGACATTATGTTCGTGAAGAAGTTGCATCACCTATTCATCCCTCACTATCAACGCATCGTTGCAGAGCATGAGAAACTTTCTTTTATATCTTCAAAAGGTAACAAACAAGAATTGCTCTGGGAAGATGATGTAGATCAGGAAGAAGCAAAGAGAAGAATCTTAATGCTTGAGGAGTTAGCAAAAACTCCAAAGGATGAAAGAGAAGAAGAAAGATACAGAGTCTTTATCGAAGGTAACGATACGATTAACTAGTAGTCACGATCAACCCTAACACAGTGATTATGCCTCAAGTCAATTAAAAAGACAAATGTATTTTATACCACTAGTCTTGCAAAATAAGATTTGTCTTTTTATCATGTTTGATGTATACTTATGAATAAATTGAATTAAATGAGGAACGAGTATGTATGGCACAATATGTAAATAACGCTGACTTTCTTGCAGCTATAGTAGAGATGCGAGCCAAAGTAAAAGAAGCTGAAGAGAAAGGTTTACCTAAACCAATCGTTAGCAACTATATTGGCGAATGTATTCTAAAGATAGCAACCCATCTTTCCTATAAACCCAACTTTATTAATTATTCCTATCGTGATGAGATGATATCTGATGGCATTGAAAACTGCCTTCAATATATTGATAACTTCGATCCCACCAAATCCAATAATCCATTTGCATATTTTACGCAGATTATCTGGTATGCATTTCTGCGAAGGATTGCCAAGGAAAAGAAACAAAGTTATATTAAAGGTAAGTTAATTCAAGATATGCCATTTGAGATGTTTGAAGTTCAAGAAGGTGATGATAAAGATTATCATAATGCCTATATGGATTTTGTTCAGAACAATAGTACCTTTGACGATTCTTGGATGGATCGCAAAAAAGAAAAAGCAGCAAAGAAAAAGATGGACAATACATTGAACAGTTTTTTGGATGATGAAAATGACACAGGACTTACACAAGTGGATTCGTGATTTAGCAGTAGGACATAATGTAGTGAGTAGATCATATCCTGCTCTGGCAAGAGCCACAAAACACAAAAGAAGAAAAAGAGGTAAGAAACTTCTTAGAAAATATGCATGGGATGCGTTTGATAACCAATTTGATTTGAGTGAAATTATGGATGATAAAAAAATATTTTTAGGTGTTTCTGATTTTGAAGACTTAATTACAGTCGAAATTATGAAGCGTCGTGTTGATGCAAATCTATCAACAGTGCAACGAGAAACAACTGTTCTTTGCGATCGTCAACGATGGTCCAAGTGGGCAGAAGAACAATACAAAGATTGTTTGTTCGTTCAAAGTAATTCTTCAACTGGATTTATTATTGAAGAAGGTACTAATAATTTCATCAAGTTTGATGTAAACTCTAACTCAACCACTGTTCGTGCATTCGGTGATGCTGAATTTGCAGAAGACATGGTTGAGATTGTTGAGTCTAACTTCGATGTTGTTTCTTCTTACATTGAATGGGTATATGGTGCAGACGGCAACTCCGTTAATGTTCCATTGAATCGTGATCGTCTTCCAACTGAAGAAATGTATCCATTCCTTGATGGCGAATCCCTTGGCGATTACTACGATCGTTACATGGAATCTTCTGCTAACATTCTCCTACTAATTGGACCTCCAGGAACTGGTAAGACTACATTCATTCGTGGTCTGCTGGCGCATCGCAACTGCTCTGCAATCGTAACATATGATGCTGGTATTCTTGAGAAAGATGCATTCTTTGCTAAGTTTATTGAAGACGATGCAGAAGTTATGGTTCTTGAGGACAGCGATGCATTCTTGAAATCTCGTAGCGATGGTAATACAATGATGCATCGTTTCTTGAATGTTGGTGATGGTCTTGTGACTACCAAAGGTAAGAAGATGATCTTCTCTACTAACCTTCCAAGCATTCGTGATATTGACTCTGCTCTTATCCGTCCAGGTCGTTGCTTTGATATTGTTACATTCGATGTTCTTAATGCAGATGCTGCTAAGTCTCTTGCAAAGAAACTGAAAGTTAAATTACCAGAAGTGAAAGATACATACTCTATTGCAGAAGTATTTAATCAACAGTCTGATAATACCAAAAAATCTAGCACAAATAGAAAGGTAGGTTTCATTTGAAGGTAGCCATTATTACTGACCAGCACTTTGGTGCAAGGAATGATAGTATTGCGTTCTTAGACTTCTTTGAAAAATTTTATGACAATACTTTCTTTCCTGCTCTTGATGCAAATGCTATTGATACTGTTCTTGTTCTTGGTGATACTTTTGATAGAAGGAAGTATGTCAATTTCTACGCACTTGACAGAGCAAAGAAAATGTTCTTCGACAAATTGGAAGAGCGAGGTATTCGGGTTCATATGCTTGCTGGCAATCACGATACATACTATAAAAACACAAATGAAGTAAACTCTCCAGATTTACTTCTAGTTGAATACGGTAACATTGATGTTATCTCCAAACCAGAAACGATCGTTATTGATGGAACAAGCATCTGTATGATGCCATGGATTTGTCCAGAGAACTATCAAGAATCATTGGATCATATTAAAAACACAAAAGCCGAAGTCTGCATGGGGCATCTTGAGATTGCTGGCTTTGCAATGCATAGAGGAATGGAATCGCATGATGGTTTGGCTAAAGAAACTTTTGAAAAGTTTGATTTGGTTTTTTCTGGGCACTATCATCATAGGAGTAGTGATAAGCATATTCATTATCTCGGAAATCCGTATGAACTTACATGGCAGGACTATAACGATCCCAGAGGATTCCACCTGTTTGATCTCGATACAAGAGAACTTGAATTCATTTGCAATCCTTATCGAATGTTTGAACGAATCGAATACAACGACAAAGATACAGACCCTGTCGATTTAGATGCACTTGAACTTGAACTCAAGTATGTGAAGTTGGTAGTTGTAAACAAAACTGACTTTTATAAATTTGACAAATTCATTCAGAAGTTGTATAATAAGGGTTGTCATGAGATCAAGATTATTGAAGACATGTCAGAGTTTCAAGATGGTGAGATTGGCGAAGAAATCAATCTTGAAGATACACTCTCTGTTCTCTCACACTATGTCGATTCGATCGAAACTGATGTTGACAAAGAACAAATCAAGACTTACATGAGAACACTTTACACTGAGGCAGTCAACATCGAGGTAGTATGATGCAACAACTTAACATAGAGTATTTCTTTCCACTGACAGAACAGATTCCACTTGAGTTAGATTACACAGATTGCGCTAAACCTAAACTGTGGACTACTATTGATTCAGGATTAACATTAACTGTTGGTACTGGTGGAACTACTACTTGGACAACTGTGTCAAATAATCTTGGCAACCCATCCTTTACTATTAATGTTGATGCCATGCCAATTACTATTATCTCTAAAAAGAAACCCAATTTTATAATGAAGTTCATTTATAAGTCTATGGGTATGAAATGGAAAGCTGAATGATCGTATTTAAAAGCGTACAGTGGAAGAACTTTTTATCTACTGGTAACTCACCAAATAAGGTATTACTAAACAGATCTCAAACTACTCTTATTATTGGTAAGAATGGTGAAGGTAAGAGCACAATCTTAGATGCATTGTGCTTTTCGTTATTTGGTAAACCATTCCGTAATATCAATAAAGGACAACTTGTAAACTCTATCAATGGTAAAGGTTGTGTTGTTGAGATTGAATTTGACATCAATGGTAAAGAATACAAAATCATTCGTGGTATCAAACCCAATGTATTTGAGATCTGGCAAGATGGTGAGATGATCAACCAAGATGCTGCATCAAGAGACTATCAAAAGATTCTTGAACAACAGATTCTTAAATTAAACTACAAAACATTCACACAAGTTGTTATCCTTGGATCTGCATCGTTTGTTCCATTCATGCAGTTGCCAACTACTCAACGAAGAGAAGTTATCGAAGACATCCTTGACATTCGTATTTTCTCTACAATGAATTCCCTGTTGAAAGAAAAGGTACAGGAAACTAAAGATGCTATTACCACAATCGAGAACGAAATCTCCACTGCTAAGACAAAGGTTGACTCACAAACGCAACTCATCAAGACTATTACTGAAGCGAAAACGAGTGCCATCGAAAGTATCGGA